ATCCCAAGTAGAGATAAAGTTTTCTAACCAGTAAACTTGATTACCAGTAAGTCTTCCCTTAGTGTCATCACTATAAAGCAAGTCACTCGCACATCTATGTGGCAATCTGTTTTTCTTACACCAATCTGTAAGAACATCACATAGGAATAACATTTCTTTTGACATTTTTACCACTCCCAAAACATAGCATTGAACATAGCAATATTCAAGTAGTCACTTTCATGTACTTTAACACTACTTGTTTCCATAAACTCATTACAAAAATACTCTACATTGACACCTAATTCATTTGTCGCAGCGAGTACATCCCCAATCTGATTGTCATTGAGTCCTAGTGTCTCAATACAAAATTCAAGATTGTCAATCATTTGGTCAACTTTGGATTTTTTCATGTGGTGGTGTCCTTTGTTTGATATACTTATTATAATGGATATTAACTACAAATCTACCTACTGTGTGCCACTAATATAACTGTCCCAAAACTCCTTGCTAAGTGTCTCTTCTAAATGGTATGCTTCATCTTCTCTGGCATTTGAGTCTGTGATACCATCAAGTGTCTGTCTAACGTGGGTAATTTCATGTATCAAGGTTTTTACATATTCTTTTAAATCCATACGATTATGAACATGAATTAAAAACTCTCCATCATCTTGTTGACAAAAACCAAGTGCAAACTCATCCCCTAAGTCAACTTGATTAATTTCTATTTCAGAATCATTTAATACTGGAAATAGTTTAAATAACCAACGGACTAGGGGGAAAGTTATGTCCTTATTGGGGTCAACTTTCCATTCCCCTGTTGTGTATAGCATTAATTTCATATTGGGTGTATATTATCTATCTCATATACAAATACCCTCCTGCCCAATCAACATTCATAGGTGTAAGTAAAAATCGAATATCCTCTGGTTTTTGGAAAGTAAATCTAACGTGTTTTGTATGTGGTGCTTTCCAAGATGCAGGTTTATAAACATTTCCTGTATTTTTATCAACGAATGAATGAACTGAACTATCTCTATACTCATTTCTATTTTGAAATGTATCAAACTCAACTTGAACTATCTTGTAGTATTTCTTACCTTCTCTTATCTCAAACTTCATTAAGTTTGCTGTTCCATTTTCGATCTCATCTAATTGCTGTCTAGCATACTCTGGGTAATTGCCATGTAGATTTCCCTTTAATGTTCTTATGTGGTACTCTCTATAGTTTTCTGTAATTGCTTTACAATATTCCTCTGTGTAAGATTTGATGAAAACTCTGTTTGTTTCCTTTACTGATTCTCCAATTACTAATTCCATGTTGTTAGTTGTTTGTGGTGTATGTTTATATTATAATACCCCTGACATAAAAATGCAAGGGGTGTGTACCAGTTTAATAACTGTCATTAAAGATCGCATAACCGATTTGTGTATAGTCATAAGATAGTGCATTATCCCATGTTTTTTGCCAATCAATTTCAATCCAACTCGGCATATCTCTTGACACATATCCACAATCTGATGCAATCATTTCAGCAAATTCTGCACCACTATCATATTGACCTTGATACATTTCATCAAAATGCTCTATAGTATCTACATCATAATGTTCTGCAAATTCATCAATTAAATTTTGGTCATATTCTCTTACTAATTCTTCATATTTCTCATAGTAAGTTAGGAAATAATCCTCTCCATGATTTTCAATAAACTCATGTGCTAACTCGACATCATAAACCTCGTCAAGTAATTCTTGTGTTTCTTCGGATAAAGTTGTTTTAGTCATGTGTTTGTGGTGTATGTACTAATTATAATACCCCCTACAATAAATTGTAAGGGGTCTTGTGACACTAATTAAACTGTCTCTGGTTCTGGTATTTCTACGTTTCTGACGTTTACACTAACAATCTCTTCGTAGTTTTCATCCATCTTATGACTTATTGCGTAACCTTCCCATCTGTCCTTGACAAATATATAGGAATACTCTTGCCAACTGTCTATTCTAGTGAAGTCATCAAAGTTTTTACTTAATATTGGTGCTTCATCTTCTCCACCATAGTATGTGGGTTTTGGGTCTGCGATTGGTGTAAAATCTCCTGTCTTTACATCATACTTACAATCAGACCAACAATTTGACATATTGCCACCATCTATAAGTTCGGCAACTTTCTCATAAGTATTGTAGTGTTCTTTAAGAGTAACACCTAATCCCTCTGGGTATCCATCAAAATGATGATATACTGAGAGAATTGAATCGTCAGGTAATAAGATACCTATTCTTGCCCTAGTTGACATAATAATGTGGTGGTTGTATATTGGGTGCGAGAAACAAAAACAAAAGGCGGTAGTTTGGTACGCACTTGATTTTAACTACCATTAAGTTGTTTAACTAGTATTACCAGAAACACCTTAGTTTTGTTTCCCTATTATTAATATAGCATAAAAAAACCCTCTGTGCAAGAGGGTGTGACAGTTATTTAATCGTCATATACAAGACATTCTGGTTCGTCTGGGTGCATATCGCAAAATAGTTCTAAGACATTCGGGTCGTGATGATCGCCTGCTTCGATTTCATCGTGATGATGATCTACATATTCCTCTAAATCATGCAACTCATCTTCAATGTGATGTCGCATAGGTTCAGAGGTGCTAGGGTCGGCAAGAATCTCTTTGTCCTTTTGAATATGGTCTTCAATAGTTTTCATAGTGACCTCCTATATTCTACATTACTATTTATAATCTAGCACTACTATTCAACTCTTGCAAGATATGTTATTGTTCTGTTATATCCCAATGCCACTTAATATGTTTGATATAATCAAATGTGCAAGACATATCTGCATCACAATTTATATCGTACTTTCTATCACATAAAAAATTTCTTAATTCTTGTATAGAATTAAAAGAACCCTTATGGATATAATCTTCATCATACAAATGATACTTCATCATCTTCTTTTTGCTTCAAGTTTTACTGCTTTTTCAATAACTTCTTGTACTTCTTTAGATGTTAAATTATTCATCCAAGACCACTCAGGGTCTTGCTTATCCCACTCTGCTGTGTATGAACCATCTTTATTCTGATTGATTTTCAATGAGTTTTTGTTCTTCATTCTTAATGTTTTTTCTTAATTTTTTGGCATATAAAATATCTGCCGAACTATACAAATCAGGGTTCAATTTTGCTCGTTGTATCAATACTTTCGCTGCTTTTTTGTCTTTCATTTGGATTAGATTGATTGGATTTTTCTTGCGAATAAGTATTTATACTCTTGATAGTTTGTTCAATATCGTATAATCTACTTTGTGCATTAATCATTTCATCTTGCAATCTTTGTATTCTCTCGTTGTCTGCTTGAAGCAAGTTCTCGATCATCGTAATCTCCCCTGTCATCGGGTCTTTCATACCATGCTCGTACTTTTCTTCTTCGGTCAAACGAGTTCGATAAGGATATACCCAATCTTCAATCTCGGATACAATTACCCACACAAATTCTCGTACCTTAAATAGTATCTTCATTTTTATCTCGTACATCATATTCAATCGTAATAACTTTCGATTGTTTTCCTTCACTATTCCCATACACATTATGAGTAATTTTTCCTCGTAGTTGTTGTGCAATAAAATCTAACTCACTTAATAATCGAGATTCTAATTCGATAACAGGGTCGTGGTGTCTGTCAACTTTCATAATTTTTTCGTTTCTCCTATTATAAAACCCCTGACTTAAAAAGTCAAGGGTTATGAATACTATTAAGGTGGTTTGAAATATTTAAACATTTGTTTACCCTGCTTATGTTTACTTAATTAATTAATACCTCCTTACAGATACGTTTGCAAATGTGTTGACTTTCATCACATTCTATCAGGCACTCGTAGTATTCTGTGATTAAATCGTTATGCGGATTATCTTTCTCTCCCGCTAACTGGTTGTATGAAATTAAGTTGTGCATGAATGAACCCTATAAAAAACAATTAAGTGATGATAACAAAAAGGGGTTTAGAGCATTTGTGTTCTCCGATAAACTTAAAATTATTTAGCAAATAATGTTTGTATTTTCGGATACTTTGTAATAAAAATTTATGCCTACTCCCCTAGTGTATGTACGATTGGTTTCTCATTCAGTAGTATATCATACAACAACTTATCACTCGCTGATGATACTGGTATAAATTCATACTTTGCATCAAATCCCTCTTTTCTAATTGCCTGATTGATGACGATTGAACCTGTATCTCCTGATACTGAACGATGATAAGTCTGTGTTGGAATCCTCAAAGCACCACTCTGAACATTTAGATGTACAATATGATATGGATACTTCCATTTCAAATTTACTAACTCAAATGTTCTCTCCCCAGACACAACTCTATTGTGATCTATTTGGTGTCTGTGTATATAAAACTGCTTCGCTCCCACTACATCATCAGGTGGGGATACAGCACTACCAGTATGAATCACTAAGTCGGAAGCATTAGAGTTTTCAACTGATATATCATAGAATATTACGTCTTCTGTTTCTCGAAACACTCTATGTTTATGAAATTCAACTTCACTCATTGTTTAAGGATAGTATTCTAACTTTTGCTTCGGATAGTTTTGCTGTCTCAATCTCGTCACTCTCATCAGGATTGGTATGATGAGTAACTTCCTTGAGAGTTTTGAGATATTCCAAAACGTGTTCTCTTATCTCCATTAATTCACTAAAACAATTTTGATTATACGCACAACCACGCAAATCGGGATCAGGTTTCATTACTGACTCTGTAAATAAGTCCAACGCTCGCTGATACTTTTGAGAGGGTGTTTCATTTTTGTTGATTGAGTTTTGATCGTGCATTTTTCTCTTTTTTAATTCCCTTTTTTATGTATATCATAGCACATTCAAAATTCTTTGAGAAGTGTTCTATGATACCGTCATGTACTATGGCAAATTTACGACCATTTGACGGAACTGCTGCCCATCTGCCATCTTTAGTTATATAACCAGATGGTTGTCCTATTTTTGGATCAAGTAATGTTGGAAATGTAGTTGGATAAAATGTTTGATAATTAGAATTTGGCATTAACGCTCACTACTCTCGCATTTGGATTTCTAGCAAGAGCAACTTGTCTTGCTTCGTCATAACTTACGGCATACACTTGCTCGGTAAAAACTCTACCCGCAACGTACAACTGGACTTCGCATTTCATGTGATTTCTTTAACTACTATTATTATATAATATCTAAGATGTTTATGCTAGGTTCTTGTGACACTTTATTAAGTGGTACATAATCTCGTATTCTTTTCTGAATTAGTGTACCATATTCTTCATGTAGTTCACACCCAATATAATCACGATTAAGTGACTTTGCTACTGTTGCGGTTGTACCACTACCCATGAATGGGTCTAAAATTATATCTCCTTCCTGACTACCCGCCTTGACGCAAGGTTCGATCAACTCAGGTGGAAATGTGGCAAAATGAGCTCCTTTATATGGTTTCTTGGTTACTGACCAGACAGATCGTTTATTCTTTGTTGGATATGATTTTGTAAGTCCCGAATGTGGTTGTAGTCCTGTTCCTTCGTTGTGATATTTTCCGTTTGTTCTGTCTCTTGTTCCCCAATCTTTTGCGGGTTCTTTGATTGCTTCATTATTGTAGTAATATTTTCTATTTTTACTGAACAAAAATATATATTCGTGTGACTTCGTACACCTATCTTTTACACTCTCTGGCATCGGATTTGGTTTGTGCCAAATAATATCCTGTCGTAGATACCATCCGTCTTTACGCATAGCAAAAGCAAACATCCAAGGGATTCCGATTAAATCTTTCTCTTTGAGTCCATCTAATTTGTTGCCACGTTTATTACAATTTTCTGGTAAGTCTTGTTTTGTTTTAGATACAGATTGTTTTGGATATGATTGACCTTTTCCTGGTCGATAATTATAATAACTATCTCCTAGATTAACCCACAAAGTTCCATCATCAGTTAAAACATCCCTGACACCACGAAATACATTTACAAGATTTTCAATATATTCTTCGGGTGTTTCTTCAAGTCCTATCTGACTATCTTGTCTAATCGCACCACACTTCGGGCAAACAGTTTTATATATTGCATCGCCTACCCCTGCCATTTCATCGTGATTTTTATGTCCAGTAATACAATTCTTAGGATTAACTTTGGTGTCTCTCCTGTGATTACAATTAGGGTCGCCACCTACCCACGTTGCTGTACCATAATCTCTGAGTCCGTAATATGGTGGGGATGTTACGCAAGTTCTAGCACTCTGTGGTAAAAATTCACTTAGTGTCTCTTTGCAATCTCCAAATAAAATAGTGTCTTTCATCTTGTTACTGTAACTGTTGCTGCTTCGCCCCTATTGAAGATAGTATCGACTACTGCTTCAACCTTTCTGGCGGTTGTAATTCCCACTTTGGAATATACTGGTACACATATCATACCATAAATTTTGTCTTTTGCCCCTTTGCGTATCACTCTACCAATCGTTTGACTAATAGTAATGTAATCCATAGACCTCATAAACAATACTGCTTCAAGTCCATGAACATTGATACCCTCTGAGAGTATGCTGTGATGTAGAACTACAAACTTCTTGTCTGGGTCTCTACCCCACTCATTAAGTGTATCAAAGAATGTCTCTCTGTCCACCTTCTCTCCATCAACAATCGCCCCTGTCTTACTTGTAATGGTCATCCAAGAATAACCTCTGTCTGCAAGATCACTCACAAAGTCTGTGAAGTAAACAAGTGATTTGATTTGGTTTGTGGACTTTGCACATATCAATACTTTGTCCTTCTCAATATTATCTATCGCCTGTACCATCTGCTCACAATCACGTTCAGCGACCAACTCATTCTTATCCAAGATTCTTGACTTGTAAACTTCAACCTTTGGAGGTAGTATGTATCCATCCCTGACTAACTTTGGTGCAGGAACTTGGCAGATCACATCCCCATACACCTTACTCCAGTTCATTCCTGCTTTCTGAGGAGTCAAACTATTCTTTGGAGTTGCAGTAAAAAAGAAACATCTTTTCGCATTGTATGAGAAGTGTTCAGTAGCAGGGAAAAAGTTTTTCTGTACTGAGTTGTGTGCTTCATCAAAGTATATTGCGTCTACTTCAATATCAAGAGACTCCTGTATTCTGTGTAGAGAATGATATGTTGTGAATATTAATAGATTATCTGTGCTATTGTGATACCAGTACTCAAGTTGATCTGTCTTGGTTGTACTCTTGTGATGTGTCTCGCCACTATGTACATGAATGACCTCTGCATTTGTGATGAACTCCAAGAACTCAGAGGATAACTGATTTGCTAGGAGGATGCGTGGTGCGACAACTACAACTGTCTTTGGTAAACTGTCCTGTGCAAAGAGTCTCCTCACATCTTCTATCATGCACATTGTTTTTCCACCACCTGTGGGTACAATGATTTGACCCTTGCTGTGAGTCTTCATTGCGTTTAATCCGTCTAACTGATGTGGTCTGAGTTGCATAGTATTATCTTATATGCAACTATTATAGCATAAAAAAGACCCCAGAGGGGTCGTGTGTGACGCTTTCGCTACTGTCTCTTAAAGAATATATAATCCGACTTACAATCCATACAAAGGTATGTATAAGTTTTCAGATTTCAACTTAGTTACAGTTCTGCCATGTAGTTCCATTATATACTTGTAACTTATTAGTTGATGTATTGTAGAACAATGCCCCTGCTGTTACACCTGTAAAATTACCTCTATCAGTTGTAGAACCCTTTGGAGGATACATATATCCTCTACCTGCAACTGATGCAGGGGAGTCAGCATTATCTCTACCTGCGTCTGAGAAATCAACTGATGCCTTGAGTGATGTAGTTCCTACCCCAACACCCTCGAAAATTGCCTTTCCGCTTCTTACATCAAGAACATTCTCTCCACTATATGTAAATGCAGTTCCAATTGCAACTTGATTATTTCTATCTAAGTTAAAACCAAACTTTCTATTCTCAGCAACAGTATGTCCGTAATCCTCCCCTGCTGTGATAGAACCACCAATCGAAACATTACTTGTAAGAGTGGTTA